AAGCCGTACGAGCGCGAAGATGGTACGTCGGCACACGTAGCGGCGATCAGCATCGATAGCGGTGGACACGCGACCGACGCAGTTTATGACTGGGTTCTGACCAGGGCAAAGCGATACCCAGCGGTTCGGATCATGGCTGTCAAGGGTTCGAGCTCGACTGCAGATGTGCCGATATTTGCGCACCCGACTTCCAGGGCGATTGAGCACAAGGATCCTGCGAAGCGCACGAAGGCAGACCGGAAAGGTGTGAAGGTGTTCATCGTCGGGACAAACCGAGCCAAGGACTTCCTGGCAGAGCAGATGCAGCTCAACTCTCAGGGCATCGGCCGCTTCCACTTCTACCAGGTCGACCAGATGCGCGCCGACTACTTCGACCAGCTGCTCGCCGAAGCGAAGGTGCCTGGCCGGTCTGGCAAGCCTACCTGGCAAAAGAAGGCGGGTTGCGCCGCTGAGTTCTGGGATTGCGAGGTCTACGGCGAGCATGCCGCCAGGGCAATGCGCGTGCACCTGCTCAATGAGAGCGAGTGGGATGCACTCGAGTTGAAGGCCAAGCAGTCCGATCTGTTTGCCGACGCAGAGCCGCTGGAAGTCACGCGCGAGAGCGATGGCGCGGCGCCGGAGCGTCGTAAATCAAACTACTGGAGCCGATAGCATGGCGTACACACAAGCCGACCTGGACGCGCTGAACAAAGCGATCGCCACCGGTGTCACTGAGGTCGAGTACCGGGATCGGAAGGTTCGCTACCGCTCCCTGGAAGAGATGCTGCGGCTCCGAGACCTGATGAAGGCAGAGATCTCGCCGGCGTCTGGTGATCGCGTTCAACGGGCGAAGTTCTCGAGGATCTATCAGTGACTCTGCGAACGAACTGGCTGGATCGCGCAGTACTTGCGGTTTCTCCGCGCGCCGGCGCCGCCCGCCTGCGAGCCCGGGCCATAGCAGAGGTCATCCAGGCCACGGCGGGTTACGACGCGGCGGGTAAAGGGCGTGGCAATGAGTGGGTACGCCGATCGGGTACCAGCCAAAACGCCGAAGGGCGTAAGGCGCTTACCGCGCTGAGGAACGCGCACCGTGAGCTTGCGCGCAACAATGCTTACGCCTCGGCGGCCATCGATGTGGTAGTCAGCCGGACCGTGGGTGAGGGAATCCAGCCGGTAGCGCGAAATGCAGACCCGGAAAAGCAGAGGCTGGCTCAAGAGCTCATGGACGAATGGGCCGCGACCACGCTGTGCGATGTCGACGGGCAGTTGAACTTTTTTGGCCTGCAGGGCCTGGTCATGCGAACCGAAACGGAAAGCGGTGAGGCCCTGGTGATGCACAGGATTCGGCGGATGCGTGATGTGCGCGTCCCGCTGCAACTGCGGGTCCTCGAAGGCGACTACCTGGACCATCTCCGCGACGGCACGATCAACACAAAGCGGGTTGTCCAGGGAGTTGTCTACGGTGCTGACAACGACCGGGAAGGCTACTACCTGTTCCGCGACCACCCTGGTGACCCAACGGTCGGCGGGCAGACGTCTGTGGTAACCGGTGCAGAGAATGTGGCTCACGTCTTTGATGTGCGCAGGCCTGGCCAGGCGCGTGGCATTCCCCGGGCCGCGGCCGCCATGATGCGCCTGCAGAACCTTGATGATTTCCAGGATGCCCGGTTGTGGCAGCAGAAGATTGCTGCCTGCATGGCGGCGTTTGTCACTCAGGGCGAAGAGGGCAAGGTCAAGGGTGATCCGCTGCCTGACAAGATGGAGCCGGGACTGCTGGTCAGGCTCGGGCAAGACGAGCAGGTAAGCACGGTGACGCCGCCACCCGTTTCCGGGCAGCAGGAGTTTATCCAGGGTGAGGAGCACATGATCGCCAAGGCGTACGGTATTACGCACCAGGCGCTCACCGGCTACCTGCAGGGCGCCAACTTCGCCAGCTCAAAGATTGGGCGGCTGGATATGTACTCAAACATTGGTCGCTGGCGGACGCAGATGCTTTATCCGCAGTGCTTACGGCGGGTCGCCCACTGGTTTGTCGAGGCCGCTTACCTGGGCGGGCACGATATCACTGGCACCACGTTTGATTGGGTGCCGCCGCGATCGGAGATCCTGAACCTTCGCGACGAGATCCCCGCGCTCATCAAACAAGCCCGGGGCGGATTTGGCAGCCTGTTCTCGATCCTGCGATCGCTGGGGTACCCGGATCCCAAAGCCCTGCTGCTCGAGATCAAGGACGTGAACGAGTTCCTGGACGAGCACGGCATCGTCCTAGACACGGATCCGCGCAAGACCACCAACAGCGGTCAGATGCAGTCCGCCGCCTCCGGCGAGCCGGGCGCGGATCCAGAACCAGAACCGGAGCCCGCGCCGCCAGCGCCTGGCGAACCCGAGGAGAACTAGCATGATCAAGAAGCGCCTGGCGACTGCGATTGCCGCAGTTGCCGAGTACCGTATTGCCCCGCCCGCTGAGGCTCAGCTGAACAGCAAGGGAGAGCTGCTGCTGTACGGCATCATTGGCGATTGGTGGGACGAGCTTGACGCTGCAACGGTGGTGCGTGATCTGGAACGCGCCAGCGGCAGCGATGAAATCGTTGTTCGCGTCCACTCCGATGGCGGAAACATTGTTGACGGTCTCGCGATCTACAACGCGCTGCGTGACTCCGACCGGCGTGTCGTCGCTTACGTAGACGGTATCGCTGCGAGCATGGCCTCAGCCGTGGTGTGTGCCGCGGATGTGGTGCGCATGCCGCGTAACTCGCTGCTGATGATTCACAAAGCGCACCTTGCCTGCTGGGGCAACGCTGACGAGCTGCGCGATTACGCTGACCAGCTGGAGATCCTGGAGACCAGCGTGCTCGAGTGTTACGCGCGCAAGGCCTCAATGTCGGTCGATGAGTTCCGAGACATGATTTCAGACGGGAAGAACCACTGGTTCACCGCTGATCAGGCGCTGGAGCTCGGGATCTGCGACGAAATCATTGACGACGTGGCGGTCGCAGCCAGCGCCGCACCGGAAGACTTTCATAACCCACCAGCATCGCTTTGGGCGGCGTTGGTGGATGACAGCAACGCGGCAGCCGCCGCAAACACTCTGAGGAATGAGGATATGGATAAGTTCCTGATCAAGTCCCAGGGCGGCATTGCTTTTGCTGCCGCCATCACTGCCGCGCTGGCAGCCGCGTTCGGCGAAGATGTCGACGCCGCCATCGGCAAACTGGGTTCCATCAACATCGACAACCTGAGCGACATCCTGGTCGGCAAGGCGGAGGCCTCCCAGGAAGAGCTCACCGCCATTGGCGCGGCGATGGGTGTCCAGGAAGAAACGCCCTACGTGGCTCGCCCGGCTGCCCCGGTGTTTACCCTGGTCGACGACGACGCGTTGAACGAACGCGTGCAGGCAGCGGTCAGCGAAGAGCGCGCGCGTAGCGCGGAGATGCGTTCTCTCGGTAGCCGCTATGGCCTGGCTGACGACATGGTCGACGGCTTCATCCGCGACGGAGTCTCCGTGGCTGAGGCGCGCTCCCAAGCGCTCGACGCCGTCGCGGCGCGAACCAGTGCCGCCCAGCCGGCACCTGGTGTTCGCGTCAGCAGCTCCGGCGCGGAGGCGCTGCGCAGCGCTATGACGCAGGCGATCATGCACCGCGCCAATGTGGGTGAAAGCAATCTGGATGACAGTGCGCATGAGTTTGTGCATATGTCGCTGATCGACATGGCCCGGGCACACCTGCGCCTCAACGGCGTGGACGTTTCCCGTAAGTCGAATACGGAGATCGCGGCCCAGGCCCTGCAGAGCACCAGCGACTTCCCTGCCATCCTGGCCGACGTTGCCAACAAGTCGCTGCGGATGGGCTATGAAGCGGCTCCCCGCGTATTTACCCGTTTCTGCCGGCGCGTCACCGCAGCGGACTTCAAGGCCATCAACCGCGCGCAGATTGGCTCTGGTGGTGGGACCCTTCCGAAGGTGAATGAAGGTGGCGAGGTCAAGCGCGGCAAGCTGCTGGACGGCAAGGAGTCTTACGCCCTGGAAACGTTCGCAGAGATCATTCCGATCACGCGCAAGACCATGATCAACGATGACCTGGATGCGTTGAGCCGGTTGCCGATGATCCTGGGTGGCCAGGCGGCAGAGACCGAGAGCGACGTGGTCTGGAAGTTGCTCACTACGGGTGCCAACGGTGTGACTATGGGCGATGGCAATGCCGTGTTCCACGCAAGTCACAACAACACCGGCGGCGGCGCCATCTCAGTGGCGGGCCTGAACACGGGCCGCAAGACGATGCGTACGCAAAAGAAGCTGGATGAAAAGACTCCGCTGAACCTGGCGCCGGCGTTCCTCATCGTACCAGCCGAGATCGAGACGACTGCGCAGCAGTTCGTCGCGGAGATCCAGCCGACCCAGGGCGGTGAGGTCAACCCGTTCGCGGGCAGCCTCGAGCTGCTGGTCGAGCCCCGCCTGGACGCCAATAGCACGGCGCGGTGGTACCTCTCCGCCTCGCCCAACCGCATCGATACGATCGAGTACTGCTACCTGGAAGGCGAGGAAGGCGTGTACATGGAGACTCGCACCGGGTTCGACGTGGAAGGCATGGAGATGAAGGCGCGCATGGACTTTGGCGCCGGCGTCATCGACTACCGGGGCCTGTACCGCAGCAGCGGCAGCTAGTCCTGATCTGAACTGACCGGGCCCGCGACGCGGGCCCACCAACATTTCATGTAAAAGGAGAGGTTGAAATGAACAACTTCAAGATGTCAGGCGTCACCTTGACGCACATTGCCGCTGCCGCAATCACCAGCGGGCAGCTGGTCGAAGCCGGCCAGCTCATTGGTGTCGCAGTGACGGATGCCGCGATCGGTGAGGAAGTCGAGCTGATGGTTGAGGGCGTGTTTGAGCTGCCCAAAACATCAGCCGATACGCCGGCGGAGTTCGCAAACGCGTACTGGGACTCCTCGGCCGGGGAAGTAACCACGACGGCCACCGATAACACGCTGATCGGCGTGTTTGTCAACGCCTACAGCGCGGGTGACGTGCTGGCAGAGGTCCGGCTGAACGGCGTCAGCGTTTAGTGGACTTCGATTCACTGGCGAAGCTCTCCGACCGTCTCGTTTTCGCGACGGTCGGGGAGATTGTCACTGTTCAGCGGCAATCCACTGGCCTCGTTATTGAGGACATCGATGTGGTCATCGATGAGGACGTGGAAGTCGTGCTTGACGACGTGAGCGTTGTCACCACGACGGTCAGCTACCAACTGGAAGATGTCGGGCAGCCGTTGTGCAAGGGTGACCAGGTGCGGCGGTCGAACGGTGATATTCTTGTTCTGGAGCAGCGCCTGATGAAGGACGCTTCGACAGAGGTAAGACTCGCTGGCAAGGGCGATTGAATATTCCGCAGGAGGTCTCAGTGTCCAAAACAGTCAAGGTCAAGCTTATCCACACGATCAGCGTCGGCTCGATCACGACGCCACCGTTCGATGAGAATGGCGAACCGGTCTTTAAGGAACTGCCCGAGCACCAGGCAAAGCAGCTGATCGAAAACGGCTCCGTCGTACTTGCTGAGCAAACGCCAGCCAGGGCCGTGGCGCCTGTGGAACCATCAGACTCAGAAGAGTTGGGTGACTAGCAGGACCTATCGGCTCGGCGATCCCGCTTTCAAGCGGGACATGGATCATGTCAGCAAGACGCTTAAACGCGTAGGCGCCGGCCGCCAAGTTCAGCTGGCCCTGGCGCGCACCATCAACCGCGGTGCACAACGCGCCACCACTCAGGGCGTGCGCGATACTGCGAAACG